ATTCCCTGGACGCCCTGGTCTCTGAGCTTGAGGGCAAGGCCAAGGGTGGCGAGGAGCAGTTCGCCCCGCCCGAGGAAGAGAACCCGGAAGAAGAGTTCGCCGAGGATGCCGATGTCATCGAACCGGTGGAGACCCTGGGTGCTGGGGAGATCCCGAAAAACCCTATCCCGGGAGCGGACACGGCAGCCCGCATCAGGGCCATCAAGGCCATGAAGCCGGTGATCGCTGCAATGAAAGACCCCGTGGAGCGCAAGAGGGCCACGGACGCCCTGGTGGCAGAGTTCCGCAAGGCCAAACCCCCGGCCAAGACAGAGCCCAGGGGATACGCCGGAATGCTTCGCCCCACCAAGGCCGAGGACAAGAAGGCCCTGGCCCAGCGCGATGCCGACCTGAATTACGGCGACATGATGAAGGAAAAATATCACCGCAAGCCGGTGTTGGTCCGGTAATTGTGTCGGTGAAAAACGTTATCAAAGTGAAACAATGAGGAGATATAAACAATGCCTGGAAAAGTAATTGGAACCGAAATGTTCGTCGGGTTCCCCGGCAGCTTCGCCCGCAACGGTGATTGTGTGATTGCTGCTCGCACTGTGTTGGCCACCGATAGTGAGGGGCCTGCATTTGGTGCCGCGGTGGTCCTGAATGCGGACAATACCGTGAGCGATTGGGCCGTGTATGAGGCTTCCGGAACCACCTCCCTGGCTAAGTTCGAGGGTGTTGCGGTGCGGGAAGTCAAGACCCCTCTCACCTACTACCCCTCCCCGACCACCAACGGGTACCAGCCTGGATTGCCGTGCGATGTCATCACCCGTGGCTCTGTGTGTGTGAAGTGTGCTGTGGGCACCCCCACGGCTGGTGGGGCTGTGTATATCCGCCGGGTTCTCAATGGGGGGATTCCTCTGGGATTGGTGGGTTCGTTCGAGGCGGACGCAGATGGTGGCAACAGCATCGAGATCACCACCGCCCGCTGGACCACCGGCAAGATGGACGCCAATCGCGTGGCAGAGATCACCCTGCTGACTCGCAACAACCCGTAGGCCATAGCCTAAGAGGAGAGACAAAGAAATGTTGACCGTGGATAACAAATTGCTCGCGATGTTCAACCCTCAGGTTATGGACCAGGCTCTACGTGGCGGCAACGCCTTCGCCATGATGACCTCGGATGCCGCGACCTCCGGAGGGATGGCCTTCTTGCAGTCGGAACTGGAGAAGAGGGACCCCAAGGTACGGGAGCCCCTGACCAGCGTCACCTGGATGCGCGACATTGTCGCCAAGACCGGCGGCGGCTGGGTGGACTTCACCAGCGTGTTTAATGTGAACTACAACATCTCTGGCCCCAACATGTACGGGCTCATTGGTGGGCAGACCAATAACATTCCCATCATGCAGGCTGACATCGGCAAGGACGCCTACCCGACTTTTGGGTGGGCCAATGTGCTGAAGGTCCCGTATGTGGACATGCAGAAGCTGCAGGGCATCGGGCGCTCCCTGGATGACATGCTGGACAAGGGCATCAAGTTGAATTGGAACAAGACCCTGGACAGCATGGTCTATAACGGGACCGGCACCCATTACGGGATCATCAACAATACCTCCATCACCCGCGCAGGGGCTGCCAATGGGGCCACCGGACACCCGGCCTGGACCACCAAGACCCCCGCCGAGATCCTCTATGATGTCAACGCCCTGATGGTGGCCACCTGGGCGGCGTCAGAGTATGATGTCACCGGCATGTGCAACCATATCCTCATCCCCCCCAGCCAGTATGCCTACATCGCCAGCCAGCTAGTTAGTACGGCAGGTACGGTGAGCATCCTGAGCTACCTGCTCCAGAACAACATCGGCAAGACCCAGGGTGTTGACCTGCAGATTTTCCCCAGCAGGTGGTGTATTGCGGCTGGATCGGCAAGCACCGACCGTATGGTGGGGTATGTCAACGATGATGATCGTCTCTATTTCGACATCACCGTCCCCATCCAGCGTGCCATGACGATGCCCTCCGTTACCGAGGCGGCGTATCTCACGCTCTATATGGGCCAACTGGGTGTCGCAAAATTTCTCTACACTGAACCAGCGGGCTACATCGACGGGATCTGATAATTCAATCACTTAGTAGCTGATGGGTGGGGGACCACAAAGTCCCCCACCCATAGAAGCAAACACCACAAAGGAGGAGAGGGAAGATGGCAATGATAAAAGTGCTTTCAAAGGTGGCCCTGGGTTTCTGGCCCCCTGTGCCCGCGGAGAAGAGGCTCCTGGAAAGCCCGGACCCCAAGAAGTTCATCCGCATCCCCAAGGATGAGATCACCGAGGTGCCAGACTGGGTTATCAAGGACAAGGCATTCCAGTGGGCACATGAGGATGGCAACGTGGTGATGCTCCAGGATGTCCCCAAGCACGTGGTGGCTGAGAAGATCGGGATGCGGCTGGAGGACCTGGCCCCTCCCAAGGCACCTGTGGAGTCTGAACCAGTAGTGAAGAGACCGAGGAAATAGCCCATGTCCCAAGCCCCTGATGATCCCACCCTGTTCATGGGTCAGGGCACTACCTACGACGAATACACCGGGCAGTTGCTGGTGGCGGAGGCTGCCAATATCGTCTTTGGCACCAATCCGGCTTTCGGGGTGGAGAGCTTCCTGGAGCTTTACCCCCAGTTCGGACAGAACTCCAACGGGGACTGGCCCATCGAGAATGGCACGGTCTACCAGGCGGTGCTACAGACCTACATCAACCTGGCCTCCGCTTGCGTTAACTGGCTGCGGTGGAGGGACAGCTGGCAGGTGGGGATGTGCTTCTTTGTGGCCCACTTCATGACCCTGTGGCTACAGTCCTACACGGACCCGGAGCTGCCGGTGAGGGCCGTGGCCTCTGCCGGGCTGTCCAAGGGCATCATGGCCAGCAAGTCAGTGGGGGATGTGTCGGTGAGCTACCAGCTGGTGACCCAGGGGTGGGAGAGTTGGGGCGCATGGAACTTGACGCTTTTTGGGCAACAGTTCATCCAGCTAGCCAACTTGGCTGGAAAAGGTCCAGTGTACGTTTGGTAGGAGTTCGGGTGGATGATTGAGGCTGTGGTAAAGGTCACCCCAAAGCGAAGTCCCAAGGATCAGCTCAAGTTTCTCAAGGCGTCCTTAGACCGGGTAAAAGACCTGGAGGTCTATGTGGGCATCCCCCAGGAGGAGTCCACCCGTACTGGTTCAGGGCAGATCAACAATGCTGAGTTGCTCTACATCCACACCAATGGTTCCCCACTAAGAAACATCCCAGCCCGACCCGTGATAGAGCCAGCCATAGCTGCCCCTGGCAACAAGGAGCGTATCACCAAGTTCCTGGCCCTGGCCGCCAAGGCCGCTATGGATGGCAAGCCTGAATTGGCTGAGAGACATTTACACAGAGCTGGTCAGGCCGGAATGAATGCCGCCCGCAACTGGTTCACCGATCCCCGCAACGGCTGGGCTCCCAACCAGCCCGACACGGTGGAGCGCAAGCTGGGGAAGCTCAAGGGGAAACAGCAACAGGCTGCCCTGGCCGCCTTCGCCGCCGGGGAGCCCACCTATATGTTCAAAGGGCGAGAAAAGGATGTGGACCAACCCCTGGTGGACACTGGTCAGCTCAGGGCTGCGATTCGTTATATTGTTGTTCCAAAAGGATCAGTAAAGCCTTTACCAGAAATATGGGAAAGTAAATGATAATCTATCAGGCTTTAAATAAAGTAAATGAGAAAGTCTATGTGGGCATGACCACAAAGAGCCTTGATAGAAGAATTCATGAACATTTTCTGAGTAAAAATAAAGGTTATTTCCAGCTGGCTTTGGGAAAATATGGGCTGGATTCTTTTGAATTCACTGTCTTGGATAAAGCTGAATCTAGGAAAGACTTGGGGCAAAAAGAGATTTTTTGGATAGATCAGTTGAATTGTGTTTATCCCAATGGGTATAACCTAACAGGTGGCGGGGATGGTTTGGTGAATCCAAGTTTGGCTGCCAGAAAGAAAATGAGTGAGTCCAGGAAGGACACCAAGCCATCAGATACTACCAGAGCTAAAATGAGTCTATCTCAAAGGGGAAGAAAGCATTCTGAAGAAACAAAAATAAAGATGTCCATTGTGCAAAAAGGATTGAACAAGACTTGGTCGGAAGAGGATAGAAAAAGAATAGGAGATATTCAGAAGGGAAAAAAGCGGGGACCAATGCCGGATGAAGTGCGAAGAAAGATTTCAGATAGCCATAAGGGGAAAACAGGGAAACCTCTTTCCGATAAGATTAAGGCTGCACTTTCTTTAGCTTGGAAAGGAGAAAAAAATCCAAATTATGGAGGAATCTCCGAAGAGCATCGAATGAGATTATCAGAGTCCCACAAAGGAAAGAAGCAGTCGGATGAGACAAGAAAGAAAAGAAGCGAATCCCTGAAGGCTGCCTATGCAAATGGAAGTAGAAAATCTTGGAATCTTGGCAAGGGGTCGGTGAAACCCCTACCAGGGCAGAATGATCAAATCTCCTGGGGTGGCGTGACCCGGGGGGCGACCCCATGATCAATGTGGAAGAGGTGGTGATGGACCCTGACCTGACCCAGGCCTTCGATGTCTACCGCAACTACGGGAGCTTCAAGCCTGGGGGGTGGTCGGAGGATGACGAGTCGGTCATCACCATGATGGGGGTTGTGTCCGTGTCCGCTCCCAAGGACCTGCAGCAGGTGCCTGAAGGCGACAGGGTAATGGGGGCCAGGACGTTCCACACCAATAGGGAAATATTCGTGACCAGGAACACCGATGACCCTGGCACCTCTGACCGGATCCTGTATGATGGGGAATTCTGGAGGGTGGCGCAGGTCAGCCCTTACGGGCAGTACGGGTACTGGAAGGCGGTAGCTATCAGGATGAGTGGAGACTGATTTGCCCACACCCACCGGCATCACCGACATGTTCCTGAGCCAGGACGAGCTTCAGAGGCTGTTCCAGTCCCTGACCTGGGCCGTGCTGGGGATGGACCCGGCCCTGCCCGCAAGCTCCTATGCGGTGCGGGTGGCGTGGCCCTCCTCGGGTGCCCCAAGTTGGAAACACACCGAGAATGTGACCTTCCTGCGGGTGGTGGAAATTGACAGTCCCATCAACAAGCAGCGTGACACCCGCTATGAGACCTATGATACCGACACCGCCAACCAGGTCACCGACATGTCCCGGGTGTTCAACGCCACCTGGGTGCTTTACGGGCCGGACTCCAGTCTGTGGGCTCGGACCATCAGGGAGAGGCTGTTCTACCAGGAGTTCCACGACATGCTGAGGGTGGAGCAGGTGTTCGCGGTCCCCGAGGTCCCAGCCCCCCAAAGAGCCCCGGAACTGTTCCAGGGCCTGTGGTGGGAACGGTGGGACCTGACAGTGACGTTCAATGAGATGGTGCGTCACAACTGGCTTGTGGCTTACCTCAAGAGTACTGAGATTACGGTCAGTGTGGATCAGACCCCGATGGAGGGAACTGCTGATGTGACCGGAGAGACAACCGTGGTACATAATCAGTGAAATAGGAGTAATCAATATGGCAGCTCCCGCAACCCATTCTTTAGACTCAATAGTCGATGTGGTCGTCCACATCTCACCCCTGGCCGCCCCGCGCCCCACGTTCAACCAGATGCTGGTGCTGGGGCCGACCGCCGGGATCATTGACCACGCCGAAAGGCTTCGCCAGTACACCGATCCGGCTGACATGCTTTCGGATGGCTACGTCAATACGGATCCGGAGTATCTGTGCGCCCTGCTCTACTTTGCCCAATCACCACCGCCTAACATCCTGTGGGTTGGGTGGCAGGACTCAACCAGCCTCAAGACCGTTGCTATCAACGCCATTGGGGCTGACTATGTGGTGGGGGATGTGGTCACGGTGGTCCAGGGTGGGG